AGATTTGAACTTTCGTTTCTCAGAGTTAAACTGTTTATGTAGGGCTTCTTTAATATCATCAGCTACTTTGTCAATAACTTCCTGTGACATCCCTGCTTTACCATCAATAGATTTTCTCAGGTAAGAATGCACAGATAGTTCAGCAGGGTGTTGCATTATTCAAAGTCCTCCAAGTCTACGATGTTAGATACTATCTCAGATGACTCACTGTCAAGTTTCTCTACGTGTGTTTCATCCCATTTGTTTAAGATGTAATCGTTTTGATTCTCAACGTAAGACACAAAATTTTTTAGTGCTTCATTGTCTGACTCTGTAAGAGCAACCATCTCACCTAGTGAGGCTTGAAAGACTGCATACTTATTGCCGTTAGGCATAGCTCTAACATCACCTTTAACTTTTATAAGGTGCTCAACTGGAAGTATACGTTTGGTTTGTAGCTTTTTTATTACACCATCAATAGACTGTAAGCTTTCACGATTTTTTATGTCAGCTATAAAAGGAACTTCACCTTCATATCCTAATACTGGTTCACCACCCTCAACAAAAGGATCAGAGAAGCAAGCCATGCCCATGTAAACTTTAACACGATCAACGCTACGAATAATATCCTTTGTAGAATCAGGCAGTCCATTAAAGTCTTTAATGTAACCTGTAGGTCTACCTAAATTAAACGTACCCAAAGTATCTTTTAAGTCTACATTTAGGTTAGTTGACATCACAGATCTGTGAAATATACGATTTTCACTGTCGTATTTCTGCCAGCGTTGTCTTTGTGTAAAGATACGCAACTCTATTTCACGAGAGTAGAATACCTCTTCACCTCTTTTAATCTTAAACACTGGTGAGTTTGCTACTTTACCATCAACAGCCTCTTGAATAACAGTCGATGTGATCCTGTATAAATTAGAACTACCTCCACTACCCTCTGCAGTGCTGCCAAAACCCATAGCATCAGCTAGGTTCATGTTGTCTACACTCAGTGCAACTTCCATACTCATATTGTTTTCCTTTCAATATTAAAAGAGTCTTAGTTATACCACTAAACGTCCTTAATGTCAAGCCAATTCTTACCTATTTTAGCTTCTAATAACAACGGAACGTTTATTTTTATTCCATACGCTTCCTCCACTATACTATTAAGATCATCGTTTAGTGTATCTATCATTGCAATCACGTAGTCTTTTTCGTTTGGGTGTACATCTACTACCACAGAATCATGTACGCTGTTAACTATACCTGACTGTAGCTTCTCTAATCTAGCATCTAGTTCTATTAAGACAAGCGGTACTACATCACCTGTAGCGAAACCCTGAACAGGATAGTTCTTTATCATAGTGAAGTGAGACACACTACCGTTTGCTCTGCGTGTAACGTCAGGGAAAGCGTACTGCCTACCACTTACGTTAGTTATCTTTTGAAAGCGTAACGCCTCGTCGCCTAGATCTGTGTGCCACTTAGCTATGCCTTTGTACTTCTCTACGAAGTGCTTGTAGTACGCTGCTTCTGCATTGCTTCTGCCGTACCCTGTAGCCCCAAAGAGAGGTGCAAACGTGTGAGCCTTTGCTTCTTGCCTAGTTGTAGGTTGACCTGCATCAGTGATGATCTTTGCTGTGTAACTGTGCACGTCAAACCCTGTGTCTATCTCTTGCATAGCTGTCTTGTCTTGTGCAAGGAACGCTGCTGTACGAAACTCAAGCTGGGCAAAGTCAGCCTCTAAAATGTGACCGTCAGTCCAGCGAGAGATAAACACACGCTTTACAGGAAAGGTTCCTCCTCTTGGCATGTTTTGCATGTTGGGCTTTCGTCCAGAAAATCTACCTGTACTGGTGATATGCTGGGTAAGACCGACATGGAGGAGTCCATCTTGCTTAGTGTAGGTGGAAATACCATCGACAAAACTACTGAGATAACTACTAACAGCAGACAACCTTTTAACCCCTGTGATAAACTCTTCTGCATCTTTCATTTCACCTTTCTTTGCAACGTGGTTAATCATATCTAGTCTGTCTTTACCTGTGCTAAAACCGTTTGCACTAATCCAAGACTTGTTAGGTGCTCTAAACTGTAATCCTGCAGCGTGTGATAATTCACGTAGGTGGTATCCTTTACCGTCACACTCTTTACATCTAGTAGGTTTGGCATACTTTGTGCCATCTTTCCTTACTTTAAACACTTTCCCCTTACCTGTGCAGCTAGAACATATGACAGCGTATGTCTTGAGTATCATGTCACTGTTCTTTTCTACAGTATTTTTAAACTCCTCTGGTGTGTTTACGTGTTCAAATAAGTTAGCCCACTCTTTTTTATTGTGCACTCTTCTACCAAATATAACTTGTGATAATTGTTCTGGAGAGTTCAAGTTAATAGGTGTGTCACCCATTAATTCTCGCACCTTTTTTTGCAATCTGTTTTCAATCTCATTGTGCTCTCGTTGGAACTCATCACGGACATGTTCGAGGGCGGTAGTATCCACCCTGAATCCTCGCATGTACATTCTGGCAAGGGATTTACAGGTGCGGAAGGTAACTTCTCTGACGTTATGTAAGGAGGTAGAGGCAGGATCTTGATAGTCTTCTTCGATGGCTTTGTACAACTCACCAGTGCTAAACAAATCGCAAGACAAATAATGGCTAAGTTCACCCAAGGGTATCTCATTTGTATTGTATCCTTTTTTATAGTATGTCTTAAGAGTATCATCCTTTTGATATTCTAACTGTCTGCGCTGGGCACACTGCTCTAAACTTAATGGCTCCTTCTGTCCACGTAAAAGTAAATACTCAGCAAGCATAGTATCATAGATGTCGCCATCATATGTAAACCCACTAGACCACAACCACGATAAATCATACTGAAGATTATGTCCTATCAATAAAGTTGTAGAGTCAAGCCATCGTTGTAATCTGCATTTGTTTTCTAGTGATTCATTTTTTTCAACGTGATCAAAACAAAGCAAAGACTTTTGTTGTGTATCTAAACACAGTACACCTACCTGTGTAAGTGTATTAGATGGCTCAAAAGGATCGTTGTGTATCTTACCATCACGTAATGTGATAGAGTTTTCTACATCAAGTACTCTTCTCATACTTTGTACCTTGATCTATCACCGTCTAACTCACAGTGCACAACACCATGCCATCCACCACGTAGTTTATTCTTAGCTATGTTCAAATGTCTTTGTGAATCTTGTTCATCCTGGCCCTCCACTTGTGGATTCTTGGAAATCAAGATCATCAAATCACACTCTGCTGCCTTGCCTGTCTTACTACCTTCCATCATAGATTGATCTACGTAAACTTTACCTTCCGCATCAGCAGACAGTTGTGACATCCAGATAATAGCACAATCGTACTGCTTTGCTATGTTACGTGCATGTATCGCTGCATCTTTGAGATACACATGCGAGTCGGCACTACCCTTACTAGCAAACTTGTCACCCATATCCAACACCAAAATGTCAGGCTGGTATGCCTTAACTACAGCCTCAACCCAGCGCATATCTTTACCTGTGCTATCCTTGATCTTAATGTTATCGTGCACAGGTTTGTATCTAGTTGCAGCTAATGCATAGTTACCTTTAACTTCATCCATAGACATGTTAGATGCAGCACTTAGATACCTTGCACCTACACGATCATAGGATTCTTCATTGCACAGAACTATACACTTAGCACCCTGCCTAGCAAACCCATCTTCAGAAGCTATGATCGAAGCATGGAAAGATGTCTTGCCTGTATTTGGTCTTGCACCTACCAAAACTAAATGACCACCTGACACACCCTCTATACGTCTTTGAAGAGATGGTATATTAAACTTCCACTTAGCTTGTACGTCAGCCTTCTCTAGTAAGGTGTCAATAGATATGTCACCCCAATCAATCTTCAAGTTAGGCATAAAATCATCTTGATAGTCTTCTATTATTTTACGTATAGGCTCCAGTGTATTCTCTACACCGTTGACATACTTAACGCCCAAGTTAGCTATCTCCTCTCCTACTAACTTCTGAAACAAATTACCTATGACTTCCTGTGCAATGTCAGACGACATAGGTTCTGCTTTGTTTATCTTCTTGAACAACTCCCTGTAAGAATCTTTGTTAGCTGTAGTCAACACGTTGTGTGTGAAAAATAGTCCTTCTAATTCTGCTGGTGTTATGCTTTTCTCGTATGTCTCCATAGCGTAGTCTAAAGTTCTTTTTATACCACGTAAATCTTTACTAAATAAATTATCTGGAGTGCGAATACCTTTATTGTTTTCGTAGAACTCCTTGTCCATCAAGGTTCTTATTAGTGCCAACTCCATCTGTCTCTCCTTTACTCAAATAACTCACTGCCATCTCCATCATACCAAGCTTGATGTATGTCTCTAGGTGATACATTAATATTATTTGCAGCTTGTTTTTGTCTAGCTCTTTGTCTTTCATCATCCGACATGGGACGTATCTTTTTGAGCCTATCTATTCTTTCATAAGCCTGTCTAATTTTTTGTTGATACTGTCGTATCTCTTCTTCTAAGTTTTCTATTTCACCGCATACGCTCATAGTTTCTACTCCTTAACTCCTATGCATGGTAGTAATATAGATAGCTTACAGTACTTTGGATAATCATCATACGTCATAGCTATCAGTACTGGTGGTGCAGCTATCAGTAAAGCTACAATAGCTGATGCTTTTATTACACCGTTTATATTACCCCTCATTTTCTTTGCTCCTTTGCTAATGCCATCCAAGACACGGGAAACAACTCATGCATCTTCATGCTAATTTGATTGGCAACCTCTTGTGTCTCTGCCTGTGTGTCAGAAGAACAACGTAATAAACACATATCAGAAAACGCATCCAAGCTACCTGACCAGTACCATTCAGTCATCATGCTCTGTGGCAGCACCATACGGGCTTG